GCATTCCGCACCTGGTCGCATTACATACCCTCGCGGGAGTCCCAATCGTGAGTAAGAAGCAGCTAAAGGACATTGAAACCCAAGCCATGATCGACAAATGGCAGGAAGAGCTAGCAAGGCATGTCGCTTACCTTCCAATCCTATGCGAGCAGGCAGGGGTTGATGAGCATGAGTTACATCGAGCTATTGAGATTCACTTTTACGTCAGGTCAATGAGTAAGGGGGCTATGCAATGACTGAGAACAAAACAGCAAAGACACCAACGGATGATGGACATGTGGCTCATGTTTACCTGTTTGATAAAACGGGTAGGCCGATGGTCGCATGGGACAACGCTAAAGATATAAAGCTAGGTGACAAACTTTATGCTGCACCAAAGCGTGAATGGGTTGGTCTGACCGCAAATGAAATCTGGAAATGCAACAAAGCAAAGAGTGGCAGTGCTGTGGAGTTTCACATTTGCTATGCACATCAGAACGTGGAGGATTTTGCGGAAGCTATCGAAGCCAAGCTGAAGGAGAAGAACGCATGAGCGATTCATACGATGATTACGAGTCGAAAATGCAACTTGCAGAACACGCATGGGAACAAGCACTAGAGGAAAAGCAAGAGCCGGTGGCGACAGTGACAAGTGAGTCAGGAAATCCGAATTTATCAATGTCATGGTGGCATGAGCCAGCATTGCCAGTCGGCACAAAGATCTACACATCCCCACCAAAGCGTGAATGGGTGGGGATGACGGAGGAGGAGATACAAAATTTAGGTTATCTGTCCGAAAAGTTTGATGCAAGTAATTCAGAGTGGTTTGATCGATGGGGATTTGCCCGAGCCATCGAAGAAAAACTCAAGGAGAAGAACACATGAGCAGAGAAGCTATGAAACAAGAGCCGGTGGCGTGGATTACCGATGGGGGCAAGGGGGAACTTTGGTGGTATCAATCATCAAAATTTGACGAAGAAGGCAACCTGATCGGCCCCAATCCAGATGACATACCACTCTACACCGCACCACCGCAGCGCGAGTGGGTTGGGCTGACGGATCAAGAAATAAACAGTGTTTGTTACAAACGAGATTGGACTGCGCCTTGGACTGATACGACTTTTGCAAGAGCCATCGAAGCCAAGCTAAAGGAGAAGAATCATGGATAGAGAAGACATCATCAAGCTAGCGCGGGAGGCTGGATTGGCTTACGGATCTGACGAAAAGCCATTAGGGTCTGTAACACGCTTCGCTGCCCTAGTCGCCGCTGCCGAGCGAAACAAGCTGGCCGCTTGGATGATGCGACAAGGCTATGCCACAGGACACGGCGACACCGTGGAAGACCTGCTGAAAGAGTTGGAGTGGCAGATCAGGGAGCGAGAGCGTGAGGCGTGTGCGAAGGTTGTTGAAGATTACTGCGGTGCATGGGACGACGAAGGTTATGCGCTCGCCGCCGCCATACGAGCAAGAGGGCAGCAATGAGTGGCAACCACAACATGAAACTCATTGCTAGCCTGGCGCAGGTCAATGACTTTGTAATGGTGCATGGCAATGAACTGCAAGCAATCCTGGACTATGTTCAGGATATGGAACAGAGGATAAGTATTGTCAGGGAACAGTTGCAGTATCTGGTTGCAGAATCTGTAGAACCTGATGCAGAACTTGATTGCCCACCATGTAATCAGGACTGTAATCAAGGCAGAGACTGCCCTTCAAGGAAGGGCTAACCCCTCTTTCCTCCCAAAGACCCCCCTACCCCAAACAAGAACGGGGTAGAGAGGGGAGGTTCCTCCGCTGTCAAGCAGCATCTCGATGTCAGTCTCCTGACCCCTCGGCTTCGAGATAAGACCAGCCGACCGGATTCTTCGGGAACTGCCCCCTAGCCTTACGGCATACCGGCTATCCGCTTTCACTCCACGCAGCCACGGGTAAGGCTCTTGCTATCGTGCGGAGTACGGTCTGGTCAGAAACAAAAAAGCCGTTAAGGATGCCCCCTGGTGGTGATCCCTCTGGGGTAAGTAGAGGGCAGGGAACATGCTTAACGGCTCAATCTGCACCACACAGACAACCTGATCTTAATGGCAAACACCTTTTGATGCAAGCGGCAAAAACACGGCAAAAAAGCGGCAAATCTGGCAAACATGGCAAACCATTTGCCAACCCGACGAACGGTAGATTACTAGCTATATACATATGTTCCTAGTGTGTATAATCATCAGTGTTGTACTTAACCAAAGGGGAAACAGATGTATTACAAAGTTGATGAAGCAGATATGTATGAACTTAGAAGCAAGATTGCCTGGCTGCAGTACAGGCTTGCATCAAGTTCCATGAACTTATGTGGCGACTACCGCATGGTGTCAGCAACCAACCTTGCCTACTTTGATAAGGTTTTCCAAGACGTTGAAGATTTAAAGACCATTGTCAGGGTTATCAAAGATAGGACTGATCGCAAGAAGATCACAACCTGCTTTGATGAAACGGAGGCAGCATGACTAGCTTTGATACGGAATCAAGACGTAAAGCCATATGGGCTACTGATGCTCGCAAGATTGTTGATGGCCGTGCCGCTGACGTTTACCTGGAAAAGATAGGCCAGACAGAACGTGAAGACATTTCACACATCGAAGCAGTGCAATGGGGTTTGAAGCTGCAGGACGTCATTGGCAGGGAAGCTAGTGCTCGCTTGCAGATGGAACTCAAAGAAGCTGACTACGAGCTATACCACCCTGAGCATACCTGGATGGCATCTCACTTTGACTTTATCTCTGCTGATGGCACGACACTGGTCGAGGTGAAGAACTACAACCAATCTAAGAGGAATCAATATGATGCAGACACTGCACTTATGCCTGCGGCCGATGCAGCGCAATGTGTTCATGAAGCTACGGTACATCGGGTACAGCGTATCGTACTTGCGGTGCTCTTTGGGGGACAAGAACTGGTACTCATCAACAAGGAAGTATCAGACGCTGAGAAAGACTCGCTCATACAACTGGAAGCTGAGCTATGGGGCGCAATACAGGCCAAGCAGCCTCCAAGCGCGACTACGGTGGATGCAGCGAGGAAACTATTCCCCGTATCCACATCGGCTGGGGTTCTAGCTAATGCTCAACTAGAGCAAGCCTGCCAGCAATTGAAAGCCATTAAGACGCAGATCAAGCAATTCGAGGAAGCTGAAGAGAAGCTACAAGGTTTCATCCAAGGACAGATGAAAGAAGCAGGCTCACTCATTACCTTTGACGGCAAGGTGCTTGCAACCTGGCACAGTGCCAAAGGTTCTAAACGCTTCGATCCAAAGCTACTGCAAGCAGAGATGCCTGAAGTCTATGAGCGTTACGTTATTGAACAACCTGGAAGTCGGAGGTTTTTAGTCAAATGAGTAATCTAGTCGATCCAACAAAACTTGATCAATCGATCATTGATTCAATCGTATTAAGAGGAGATTTGAGTGGTCTTAAAGAAGAACAGCTTACCGGCTACTATAACTACCGATGCCAGCAAGTCGGCCTCGATCCTTCAGCGAAGCCGTTCGATCTTCTTGTCTTGTCAGGAAAGAAGGTCTTGTATGCGAATGCTGGGGCCACACAGCAACTCAGCAATCTGCATGGACTGTCCACTGCGATCACTAACAGGGAGCGAGTTGAGAATGTGTATCTTGTATCTGTCCGATGCACTGGCAAAGATGGACGAAGCTCTGAAAATCAGGGAGCAGTTGACATCTCAGGTCTTTCTGGTGAAAAGCTAGCCAATGCCTTGATGAAGGCTACAACCAAAGCGATACGCAGGACTGTGCTTGCTCATTGCGGACTGGGAATGCTTGATGAAACTGAACTCGACACTATCCCGACTAATCAATATCAGAAGGTTGATATGCCGCCTGTACAGGCTCTGCAGCCGCTTGCTGAGGTCATTGAGGGTAAGTACAAGGTACTAGTTCCTGAAGGCGATAAGAGCAAGGTTTACAGCTCTCACCAGGATGAAATGCAATGGCAGGATAACTTCTTTGGTTTGATCGGCAAGATCGCTGACAGCAAGAAGATGACAACCGAGGAGAAGAACGCCAAGTTGGCGTCACTCTTTCGGGTCAACCACGAAACCATCGATAACTTTGGCGGGGTTGCAGCCATTGCATTCAAGAAGCGCTGTCACGATCATGCGGTCGAGGGTTATATCGCAAAAAAGGTAGTGACTCTGGAGGCGGAGGAAGAGGTAGTGTTCGATTGACGCAGACGCAGGCAGTGCTTGAGCGTTTGCAACAAGGAACGCTCACGCAACTGCAGGCTTACGCAGAGATTGGTTCAACAAGACTGGCAGCCAGAGTCGAAGAACTAAGAAAGCAAGGTCACACCATCGTGACACACACAATTAACCGTAATGGCAAATCCTTTGCCCAATATCAACTAGTGAGGAAATAATGGGTTACGAACAACAGCAAGGCAGTGGCGTACTTTTCACCGTCAAAGAGAAGAAGTCTGACAAAGCACCAGATTGGTCAGGAAGTTTCACTTGCGATCAGGCTTACAAGCCAGGTGATGTGATCAAGTTAAGTGCATGGACAAAACGCAGTGCTTATGGCGATCTGATCTCGATTAGGGTGAATAACTTCGTACCAGGTCAGCCTGCAAGGCAAGGCCGTGAGGTGAGCTATCAAGACGATGACAGTGTGCCGTTCTGATGTTATGCCCCAAGTGCGCCGAACGTGGTGAGCACAACGATACGATCATCCTAGAGACTCGCAGGTATGGCGGTAAGAAGCCTGCGAACTCTTGGGTGACACGCAGGCGACGCTGTGTCGCTTGCTTGCATCGATTTACCACCACAGAAGTCATTAAAGGCGCTAATGACAAGGTATGGGATGCTGCATTGCGGGAGGATATGGCATGACAAAACTGACAGAATCCCACATGAAGGTGCTCAAGTATCTTTCCAAGCGAAAGACTGAAGCCACATTCAAGGAGATTCAACTGCAAACCAGACTTGGCATTCCGACAACTAAGTACGTTATTCGCGCACTGCTTCATGATGGATACATCAAGAAACGATCAGAAAGGATTAATCGCATAACGGAACGGTTCTATACCTTTTCTAGCTGGGAGCCAGTACCGAAAGAACCTGTTAAGAACCCTATCAAGTTCACTAAGACGCGTATTACGATAGAACCCAAGTTCTTCAACAATCCGTTTAATGTAGGTGCTTCATGAGTGAGATGACCAGGGAAGAGATGCAGGCCAAGATGGAGACGCTCTATGCGCTTACCAGAGAGCTACGAGCCATGCTGGCAAGAACTGATCACAAACTCAAAGTCAGGGAAATGTTCATTCATGCCTTGCTTGACCCTGATGCTTTTGGCTATGCCGTAGAGAATGCCGTCAGGGAAGAAGCCTGGAAAATCCTGCAAGGAGAGCGCGATTGAGCAAGCTAGGAAAGACCAGAGGTGCCAGTTATGAGCGCGAGGTCTGTAACGCGCTTACAGAGCGTTTAGGAACCAAGGTGACGCGTGTACTAGGGCAAGCAAGAGATGGCGGCTCAGACATCGATCTAGGCCCGTTTATGATCGAATGCAAGCGTCGTAGGAAGATAGCGCTCTATGAATGGATGGAGCAGGCCAAAGTCTCATCCAAGGGTGAGAAAGTGCCTGTGGTGATTTGCAGGGCTGATGGCAAAGAGAGCCTGGTGATCTTTAGGCTTGACGATGCGATCACACTGATGCAGAATGAATTGTGAACTCCGCTGAGTCTGCCAGTAGGTTAAGCGCTTGAGGTAAGCGAGCAGACAACCTCACCACGTCGTCTTCCCCTGTGAGTAAGTGGATTTTGCCCCGTCCTAGCGACGGGGTTTTCTTTTGGCAGTCTTTGCCGATTCTCGAAAATTCTTGGCGGTGGGGGAGCCTTTACTACCTGGCTTTCTCATTCTCTCGCCAGAACCTGCTGCAATGCGAGCACGTTTAGCATGAATGTTTGCGTATAAACCTGGTTTCATCTAACACCTCCAGCGTCTTCGAGCGGCCTTACCTCTTGGGCCAGACCATGATCTTGACCTTGCACAAAAACTCTTCTTCCTAGCCTTTTCTCTTGGCGTTGAAGGGTTAGGCGCAGGCGCTTGCAGATTGGAGCCTGTAGCCCTGTTATAAGCCTTCCTACCGGCTTCTGTCATGCCACCACCCTCTGCAACAGACTGGAAGTGCCTGCCTTTGCCTCTGGTGGTCTTAGAAATAGGGTTTGCCATACTTACCTCATCATCATGCTTTCAGCTTGTCTGCGTCTTATCAGCCCAGGCATCACTCGACCATTAGCTTTTGTCCATTTCAAGCATTGCTCAGCAGCACCTTGCCAATCGTTAGCATCCACACGCTTCTTAAACGTACTGATTCTGTAGTTGCCTAGACCGCAGTTATAGGCCCATGAGAGCACCGCTGCAAACCTTCGAGGTGATGCTTGCAAGAGTTTGGGCGAAAGTCTTACCAACCCTTGACTGAAGTATTGGACATGCTCCTGAAGACGCTGCTCGGCTTGATCTTTTGACCACATAGTGCCTGAGCGAATGCCACTGCCAGTAGAACCATAGCCAATAGTCCAAGGGTCGCCACCAGTAGCGGGGTCAGGATAAGCAACACAATCCCCATTGGGAAGTCTGCGAGCATAGCCCTCAAAGGGCTTAATAAGAATCTGGATCGAGAGGTTGATCGCCTCATGAACGCTGGTATTTTTCAATGCTTCTGCCAACGAACCAGAAACTGATAACCATCATGAAGAGTGCAAAGTCATCTTCATCCCAGCACTTCAGAATAACTTCATGCCAAGGCGCTTCTGTTTGAAAAGCCAATACCAACGTAGCCGCTTTGACTGCTGCATACATAAAGAACAATGCCCAGGTGATGCCAGGGCGAACCAAAGCTGAAATAGCAGCCACCACCTTACCTGCTTCGTGAGCTGTCTGAGCCTGCTCTTCAAACGCAGCCTTAATCGTATCGAGTTGCTGAACAGAGTAATCAACATACTTTTCCTCGACGCGAAACTGACCCTTCACCTTCTCAAGATCAGTCTGTAGTTGAAACATGTTGAGTTCGTGCTGGCGCTCATTCTTCTTATCAAGATACTTCAGTATCTCTGGTGCTAGTCTGAACAGACCACCAAAGATACTGCCTAGCAAGCCACCACCAAGCAGTTCAAACATCACTTGTTTAGCATGGTGTCAATACGCTTATGAGCCATGCTAGCAGCCTCATGCAACATATCAACCCTAGCTTTTAAGTGAGCCAAGTCTGACCGGATGGCAACGTAAGCGCCAAACGCACCGGCAGCAGCACCAATCAAAGCCTGAATGATGATAGATACTGAGATTTCCATTACGCCATACCTTCGCCTGGTGTGATGTAAAGATTGTGCGAACCCGTGTCTACAATGCCTGCAAAGTAAACTGGATTCGTTCCATTTGCTTGCCCATTAGTAATCACAATCCTACTGTTAGGAGGCACTACAAACCCGTACTCACCAGTACCACTCGTCGGAATCACGGCAGTCGTTGTATTACTGGCACCCGTCTTCACAAAGATTTCATGATTGCCATCGTTGTAAAGTGAGAATTGGTTTGCAGGCGTGTCAGCGTACACAGCAACATTCGCAGATGTTGTCGTTACGCTTAAAAGGTAGGTCTTGCCAGTAGCAAGAAACGCAATATTATTTGCCACCTTTATTCCCCCATTGCTGCGCTGCAGTCATGGTGCCATAGCATGGCGCACCATTGGTGAACTTAGGCTGGAAGTTAGGGTTTACTTGCTTGGTCGTGCCTTGGCTAGGCTTTAGCACCACCTGTTTGCTCACTACTTTCGTCATCGTCATCATGCTTTGTTTCCTTCATCAAGGATGGTAAAAACACTGTGATGGCAAAGATAAGCAATGCGGCGATCCGCTCATAACTCGGCCCCCACATTGTCCAGCAAGCTAAGGCAAAAGTCATCGACAACGCCAAGATTGTCAACACCCTCGCCACCACTAACTTCAAACTAATGCGTACTACCTTCAACAGAAGATTCGAATCCATGTTCAGCCTCATGGGGTTAATTAAGGTTATCTAGTCTACCTTAACTATCTTCATCTTCGTCTTCATCCATGAA